CTCTACAAAAGTTTGGCACAGAATGCATGCGTAATGGATTTTATGATGGCATATGGGTCAGTTTGACCAAGAAAAAAATTATAGAAAATCCTCAGATCAACTGGGTTATTCCAGATGTGCGTTTTGTGAATGAAGCTGACATGATCAAAAGTGTTGGTGGAAAAGTTTGGTGGGTTAAAAGAGGCACATTGCCACTGTGGTTTAAAATATATCAAGATGTGGGCATAGAACCCAAAGACATACATGCCAGTGAATGGGCATGGGCTAGATTTGCATTTGATGCTGAACTAAACAACAATAGTACCGTAGAAGCTCTTAGAAGTCAGGTACAAGGTCTCCTTGCACCCATTTGATACCTTGTGATTGCAGCACTCTCTGACAGTTGGCACACACTGTTTTAAGATTGTTAAATCTACAGTTATTAAGATTACCATCCACATGAAATACATTGAATTGCTGGGCATGTCGGCTTTTGTGTGAGCATTTGTCACACTCTGTTTTTTTCACATAGCCCGACTGCTGCCATTTGGGCATGCCCATGGATTTGCCTTTGTATCTCACACACTGCTCGCACTGAGATCTATAGAATACCTTGTTTGCTTTGTGATAATTCACAGCACAAGGGCGTTGTTTGCAGGCTTTGCACAAAGGTCGCATACAGTATTTAGCTGCCCTTTTTAGGCCCCTTTTGAATGGTTTAATTGAGTGCATTTTTCAGCTATCCGAATAAATACATTCAAATAAGTCATAGATAGGAGAAAACAATATGGCACTAGTATCACCGGGCGTACAAGTCACAGTAATAGACGAGAGTTTTTACACACCAGCGGAACCAGGTACGGTTCCAATGATCTTTATCGCCACTGCACAGGACAAAGCTAATTCTTCTAACACAGGCACAGCAGCTGGAACTTTATTATCCAATGTTGGCAAGCCTTTCTTGATCACTTCTCAAAGAGAATTGAGTGAAACATTTGGTGATGCAATATTTTACACAGATTCAAACAGCAATCCCATACATGGTGGCGAACTGAATGAATATGGACTGCAAGCAGCATATTCATTTTTGGGAGTCAGCAACAGAGCTTATGTGGTTCGAGCAGGAGTTAATTTAACTGAATTGCAAGCTTCAGCCAACGCTCCAGCAGGCAACCCTGCTTCTGGCACATATTGGTTTGATGTGGCAAACACATTGTTTGGAATATTCTCTTGGAACGGAAATCCAGCTTCAGCAGTTGGTGGTCAAACTTTCACCAATCAAGTACCAACAGTAATCACAGACAAAAATCAGTTAGTAGGCAATCAAGTAGGCGCTGCACCCAAAGGTGCTGTGGGACAGATTGGTGATTATGTCATCAATGCCACCACAACTTTCAATGATTTATACTACAAAAATTATCTAGGCACTTGGGTACAAGTGGGCACATCTAACTGGAGAAACAGCCATCCCACAGTGACCGGCACTGCGCAAAATCAAAGTGGACTCACAGGTTCTTTCACTGTGCAATTGTTTGACACCGACAACACCACTTCAGTAGGCACTGTGAGTGTGACTGGTCAAACAACAACCGCGCAAGTTATCACAGCAATTAACAATGGAGCAGTGGCAGGATTAAGCGCTGTCAACATTGATTCAAAAGTAGCAATATTTTCAAGCAAAGGCAAAGTTGTGTTGACTTCAACTAGTGGAACCATATTAGCCACTCTAGGATTCACCGCTGGAGATTATTCTGCCCCAACAGTAGAGGTAAAACCACACACTCAGATACCCGCATTTAAATCCACTGATCCACAACCTAAACCCACAGGATCTATTTGGGTAAAAAGCACAGCTCCCAATCTTGGTGCCAAATTCAAAGTGAAAAAATTTAATGGCACAACTCTTGCATTCGAAGACATCTCTGCTCCTTTGTATGCCAATAACGAAACTGCTTTGTACAATTTAGACAGAACTGGTGGCGGAATCAATATAGCAGTAGGTGATTTATATGTGAATGCCGACAACAGCAGCGACGAAGTTGATTTCTTAATCAAAAGAAAAGAAAACAGTGGAGCAACCATTGTTAAATCCAGCGCAATCACCACACAAGCTCTGGCTGGCCAATATTCTTTCACCATACAAGAATCCACCACAGGGTCATCTTCTTTGAGCACAGGTTCTGGCAACGGCATCATCACAGTAACCACAGCGGGCGCGTCAGGAGATGCTGACACCATTGCTGCTGCTATCAACGCCAAAGGATTTGTGAACGTGGAAGCCAGTGTGGACACTTTAAATAGATTGGTGATATCGCACAACGACAGTGGAGAAATTAAATTCACAGACACAGAGGATCTATTGACATTAATCGGATTTTCAGATGCGACCACAAACATGTATTATGATGACGAAACAGACGGTTCAACCAATCCAGTGATATTGAGAGCCAGCAATTGGAAAACATTGTCCTACACAGCTGACAGCAATGCTCCAACCAGTTTGACTGCTGACGGCACACTGTGGTACAATTCAATTGTGGATGAAGTAGATATCATGGTGCATGATGGTAACACATGGGTAGGTTATAGAAATGAACTGCCAAGCACAGATCCAATGGGTCCTATAGTGAGCGCCACAGAACCAACCAAACAATCTGATGACTCAACAAACCTAGTGACTGGTGATCTATGGATTGATACTAGTGATATAGAAAATTATCCTCAAATTTACAAATACAATTCCGTGAGCGCTGCTTGGGTATTGGTCGACAACTCAGATCAAACCACAGAAGATGGCATTATTTTTGCTGCTGCACGTTACAACACCACAGGAGCCAACAGCGACACGCCAGGCACCATAGAAGCGTTATTGACTGAAGACTTTGTAGACTTTGATGCTCCAGATCCAGCATTGTATCCAAAAGGCATGTTGTTGTTCAACACACGCAGAAGTGGATTCAATGTGAAAAAATTTGTGAGAAATTACATTGACCTTAATGCAGATAACATTAGATTCAGCAATGATCCTATGACCAATTACTATCCACATCGTTGGGTGGTTGAATCAGCCAACCAAGAAAATGGTGCAGGTTCATTTGGTAGAAAAGCACAGAGAAAAGTTGTGATCCAGGCATTACAAGCAATGATCAACAACAATGATGCTATCAGAGACGATGCTTCTAGAATATTCAATCTTATGGCTTGTCCTGGTTATTCAGAATTGATCGGCGAAATGATTTCATTAAACTATGACAGAGGATTGAGTGCTTTTGTTATAGGAGACGCTCCATTTAGACTGACTCCAGATGCTACTTCATTGAACGAGTGGGCAACCAACGTGAATCTAGCAGTGCAGGACAATGACCAAGGTTTGGTTTCATTTGATGAATACATGGGTGTGTTTTATCCATCAGGATTCAGCAGCGATAACTTCGGCAACGACATTGTCGTTCCGGCCAGTCACATGATGTTAAGAACAATTGCATTGAGCGATCAAGTTTCTTTTCCATGGTTTGCTCCAGCAGGCACAAGACGTGGTGGCATAACAAACGCATCAAGCGTGGGTTACATCACATCAGAAGGTGAATTTGAAAGCATAGCATTGAATGAAGGTCAAAGAGACACATTGTATACTTCTAATGTGAATCCAATCACTTTCATCACAGGTGCTGGTTTAGTCAACTATGGTCAAAAAACCAGAGCAAGAAATGCTTCAGCACTGGACAGAATCAACGTTGCTAGATTGGTTATCTACTTAAGAAGTCAATTGAATAGATTGGCCAAACCTTATGTGTTTGAACCCAATGACAAGATAACCAGAGATGAAATCAAACAACAAGCAGAAAGTTTATTGCTAGAGCTTGTGGGACAAAGAGCACTTTACGATTTTCTAGTGGTGTGCGATGAATCCAACAACACTCCAGCCAGAATAGACCGTAATGAGCTGTACTTGGACATAGCAATTGAACCAGTCAAAGCAGTTGAGTTCATATACATACCGTTGCGTTTAAAAAACACAGGAGAAATAAGCGGTTTATAATATTATTATAAATACTAGCAATAGGAGAAACAATGAGTATATCTACACTATCTAAATTAACAGTGCCTTTGGCCAGCAACGCAAGTGCAGGCAATCAAGGCCTATTGATGCCAAAATTACAATATCGTTTCAGAGTTTCTTTGGAAAACTTTGGTGTATCAACGCCTACCACAGAATTGACCAAACAAGTGATAGATGTCACCAGACCCAATGTAAGTTTTGAAAAAATTACTTTGGATGTGTACAACTCAAGAGTTTACCTTGCTGGCAAACACACATGGGAAGAAATTACATTGAACTTGAGAGAAGATGTTAATAACAATGTACAAAAATTAGTGGGTGAGCAATTGCAGAAACAATTTGACTTCTTCGAACAATCAGCTGCTGCTTCAGGATCTGATTACAAATTTGTAACCAGAATTGAAATATTAGACGGTGGCAACGGCGCAAATGCTGCCAACATATTAGAAACTTTTGAATTGTATGGTTGCTACATAGCATCATCTAACTATCAATCGTTGAATTATTCAACCAACGAACCAGTAACTATTGCATTGAGCATTGCATACGACAATGCCATACAAACTCCGCAAGGCACAGGAATTGGCACCGCGGTGGGTCGTACAATTAATACTCTTGCCACAGGTGGCGGGCAGTAATTAAACCTTTACTATTGATTCAAAAAAGGGGTCTAAATGGCCCCTTTTTTATTTTATAAGCACATATTTCAAGCACATAAATATTAGTATGGCAAACTTATTAAAAGGATTTCTAGACAACGTATTCAAAGGAACCTTGAACCCAAAAGGCAGTCTTGCTGACTATCAACATGCTGCTAGATTGTATGTGGATGATAGTTTTAGATTAGCACCACATCAAAAATTTCTTTATCATGTATCTTTCAATATAAATTCCCAAGCTGCAGTGTCTATTCCTAATTTCAATTCACTGGCCTTGGAAGAATTAAATATGTTGGTTAAACAAGTGGATTTACCCAAGTACACCATTGCAACAGAAACTAAAAATCAATACAATAGAAAAAGAAAACTTCAAACAGGAATCAATTATGATCCTATACAAATGACATTCCATGATGATAATTATGGGATAACCACTGCCATGTGGGAACTGTATTACAGATATTATTTCAGAGACGGCAATTATGGTAGGACTGATACCACAGGAGCAGGAGAGGCTTCCACACCCACAGCTTTCAACAGAGGAAATTACACGGAAGAAGTTTGGAAAAAATACAAATACGGTATGGACGCTGATATTTTTCGTCCTTTCTTTGATAGTATTCAAATTTATCAGATGGCTAGAAAAAGATATACCTGTTACACTTTGGTTAATCCCATCATCACTCAATGGGCACATGACACATTGAACAACGCCTCTTCAGATGCAGTTGGCAACAGCATGACTGTGGAATATGAAACAGTTTTTTACAGCAGAGGTCCTGTGGTACAAGGCAGTACGCCAAAAGGATTTGGCAATAGACATTATGATCGAACACCCAGTCCAATATCTTTGGCTGGTGGTGGCACAACCAGTTTATTCGGCACAGGAGGAATTTTTGGAGGCATATTTGGTCTAGGCACAAGTCCGTTCAGCGACATAGAAGGATCCAATAGTGGATCGCCCGCAAGTCTTTTGAAAAGAGTCATACAGGCAGGTAATGCATTTAAAAATTTTAAAAAATTAAACAAGGAAGGATTGAGACAGGAAGGATTTAATATTCTAACTGCAGGTATTGGTTCTGTAGCACAGAAAGGTTTTGGGGGAATCTCAAACACTGTGTTTCCAAAAGATTCGTCAGAGTCAGTTACAAAAGGCTTAATTAGAAAAATTTAAAAATTATGGTAAACAATATTCCTAGTACTACAAATACTGACAGTGCGCAACCAGTAAAAAATTTTTTCGACAAATATTTTGTTGAACCAATCAGTTTTCCAGCTGGTGATGTTGATGCTGTGATAGGATTTTTTGAAAAAAGAAATTTTGAAAAAACAGCAGCAGTTAGTGTGTCCACAATATTATTACAACAAGCCAAAATAGATAATGTAAAAATTTTCCAACTGCTGGATACTTTAAAAGGTTTGAATGATCTACAACTAAGCAATATTGTTGCACAAATCTTAAATGTGAACAGATCAAAAATTTCTACTTTAGGATTCAAAGTGACCAACAATCAGAACCAATTCGAAAAACGCAACATAGTGGTATAATCAAATGCCTCGACGTTTTGCTC